GAAAATATACTGATAATGTTTTCATATCAATAATCCATTCTCCAACCTTGACCGCCAGCAAAATGACGTATTATTGTATCGGATTTTTTAGTTTTAATTATATTAAAACGCATCAACGCAGGTGGGATGCTATCTGCATCCTCTTCCACCATCGTTGTATTCCATTTTGGATCTAAAATTTTAACATTATCATGAAGTTCTTCTAATGAATATTTTATTTTAGATTTAAAAAAAGGATCTTGTGTGGTGTGCCACCCATAATTCTTCATTGCAATAAAACTTTCATCACTGTGTCTTGGAACTCCTGATAAAGTATACCATGCAGCCTGTTCTCTCCATAACTGCCATAATTCTGTATTTTTACACAAGTTCCATAAATCTTCATCAAGAATATTATTTATGAGTTGTTTACTCCAATCGGAAATCGTTAACATATAGTTACCCATACAATGCGTGTTTCCATTACATATAGCATATGTAAAATTTTTATCACTTGGATAATCGGAATCCATATTATGGATTGCCATATCCGCATCTAAATGCAGTAATTTGTCTCCATCTTTTAATGTTCCATCTTGGATCATGTTTTTAACAATAGTAAATTTCCACCAAGTAACATTATCTCTAAATTTATCAGTTTCTCCTTTAGAAACAATATATTCATAACCATATTTTTCTGCAAAAAGTTTATTTTTTGGTGAAAAATATTGTTCAAAGAGTTCTTGACGTTTATCTGGGTAGTTTGCAATTACTAATAATATTTTTTTCATTTTATTCTCTTTATAATTTGATTACACATTCCTTCAAGACTAAAATATTCATCATATTTTTTTGAAATAAAATTTACCATATTTTGATAATGATCATCTGAAATATTTTTTAAAATATTTTTTATTTCTGGTATTTCATTTGGTTTTATCAATATAGAAAAATTATTCCAATCTAATTCGTCTGACCAAGGTAATGCATGTTCGTCGCTTACATAAACTGGGATAGCTCCCATTTGCATAACTTCATATAATCTAAAACTTGTATTTCCATATCCCCGAGGACATAAAACAAATTTACTCTTTGATGTAGCATCTAAAAATATATCTATTTGGTTTGATGAAATTGTTGGAGACCAATTACTTGCATATAAAAAAAACTCAGGATCGTTACAATATTGATATAACAATCTTTCTCTTATTGGATGTGTAACCGATCCAACAAATGAACATAAAATATTTTTTTCTTTTGATGGTTTAATAGAAATTTTTGAACAAATTAATGGAATCGGTATTTTATTTGGTCCATTATAATTTCCACCAGCACAAAATACTAAAGTATCGTCTGGTAATCTTTCTTGTGGTGCATCATCGTGTTGACATACTGTAAAATATTTTTTATCAAATGATAAATTGGACAGATATTCTTTCAGGTTATTTCTATTTTCACCATTATTGTAGTAACTTGTCCACCCAACTTTAATATATTGACGAGATAATGGTAGCTCTTGTCGATCAACATAATCCATAAAATAATCTTCAAGATATAATCCAGAATGATATGGTGGATATGTTGGATATTTTGGTTTTGGAGTTAAATTAACCACTGTTTTTTATTTTTTCTTTAACAAGTTTTAAATTTTTAATTTTATTTTCTACACCAACAATCCAATTTGCATGATGAATCAATATATTTTTTGAAATATTTGGTATTTCTATTTCTGGGGTCCATATCATTGGTCCTAAGCTATGAGTAATATTATAATATTTAAGATCTAATACGTCACTTTTAATATAGTATTGTTTTAAACTATTTAAAGCCATTTGATCATTTAAATTTTTGTTTACTACTGATTTAATATGATGAAATAATTTAAAAGTATTTTCATTTCCTTTACAAATAAAAAATCCACAACATATTTCTTTATTTAAATAAATTGGGGTTTCGTCTAAACCAACAAGATCATTATCTTTTAATTGATTTGCAATATCATCTACAATTGGACCAAAACACTGTATATCACAATCAGCGTGTATAAATTCAGAATTCCAATTTTTTTCTATAGCTTCTATTATATAATCTACTTTTTTTAACATTGTTTTGTGCCAACCATCTTCCATAAATGATCCCGAAGGACATTCTTGATCAAATTTTTTTACTATAATTTCTAAATTTGGATTATATAGTTTAAAAGATGGCAAAAACCAATCATTTAACATGCTTTCGTGTGTATCGGTATAAAAAGTATATATTTTCATATATTAAAAATGTCTTTCATGTGTCTATCAAAAACTTCTTTATCTTTGGAATACATTTCCATATTTTCATTTCTCGCATGGAGTTCATCCCACGGAGCTCCAGTCCAGACATGTTTAATTAAACAAATATCTGAAATTGCAAATTTTTTCATTTTTTTTAATACAATTGTTTGTTCATTGTCGCAATAAACTGATGTATATTCTGGATGATATATGTAACCAAAGTGCTTGTATAATGGCCAACCCATGACACAAAGCGTCATTAAATCATCATTTCGCAACCCATCATTAAATTTAATGGCACCATCAAAATCTGGAAATGTATGTTTAAATGCTTCAAAAATAATATCATCATAATTTTTAATTTGTGGTATCATGTCATCTGATGCTAATAACAAAACATCAGCAGATTCCCCATCTAAATCTGCATTTACAGCTTCAATTTTTGATTTAGAATGGCCATAGTTGTATTTAATATTAACTTGTAAAGAATTTAACCATGATTTAATATCATCATTATTCATGGTTACATCATCTTCATCCATAGTTATTACAAATTTTACATCATGTTTCCCGGATAAACCATCTATATAAAGTTGTAAAACTTTTTTAAATTTTTCTGGCCTATTTCTTGTTGGAAATTTTATCAAAAGTTTTGGCATCTAAAGATCTCACATCTATTATAAATCTTAAATTACTAAAGTCAAATATATTTATTTGACATTCTCTAGAGTTACTTTATAATACATCTTAAAAGATGAATCTAGAGAACCTTAAAGAACTTATTACTAAAGACTCTCAAATAGACTCTACAGAGTTAGGAGTAGAGTCTCTTAAGATACCTCAAATACACTCAAAGTATCTTACGATTTTATCAGATGTCAAATTACTTTTGGCAAAACAGCAAAATGACTTGGCAATTTTAAAATTGCGTAAGTGGAAAATTTACACAGGTAAGGCTTCAAAAGAAGAACTTGAGGCATGGAATGAAGATCCATGTGATTTTACATTATTGAAAAGCGATGTAGAACAATTTGTTGAAGCAGATCCAAAAGTTATTGAACTAAAATCTAAAGTTGCTGTAACCGAAGTAAAACTTCGTATTGTTGAAGATTTTTTAAAATCGCTAAACAACAGAAATTTTATGATAAAGTCTGCTATTGATTGGCAAAAAATGATGAACGGAATCATCTAAATATTATGTGGATTTAGACGTTGAATCTATTGATGAAGTACGATATTATGTAAAAGCAGAAAAAGGAACCAAACAAGAATTGAGAGATTATTTCTCATTCATGGTTCCCGGTGCCCAGTTTATGCCGATGTTCAAACGTCGGATATGGGATGGAAAAATTCGGCTGTATGATATTCTTTCATCCACTCTTCCTAGAGGTTTAAAATCTTACTTAGAAAAATTTTGCACGGATCGTAAATATACCTTAAATATAAAGGAGAGTAAAAATCCTTTATGCGTAACAGAGGATCAACTTCAGGCTTTTTACGAATCACTGAAGGTTTCCGTTCGCAAAAAACCAGTTCAAATGCATGCACATCAGGTGCAAGCTATTATGCATGGATTGAACAATCATCGTTCTGTGTTGATATCACCGACTGGATCTGGAAAAAGTCTTATTATATACGTCTTGGTTCGATATCTACAAAAGGTATTAAATACCGACCGCAAAATATTGATTTTGGTTCCAACCGTTGGCCTCGTCAATCAGATGGAGGCCGATTTTTTTGATTACTCAAGTCAAGATAAGACTTGGTCGTGCAAGAAATACATTCACAAGATATCTGCTGGCGAAGAAAAAGAAACAAATAAACAGATAGTAGTCTCTACTTGGCAATCTATATACAAGTTACCCAGAGAGTGGTTTGACAAATTTGATGCTATATTTTTTGATGAATGCCATCAAGCAAAAGCAGAATCGATAAACTTTATTGGCCAAAAACTTACCAAGGCTTGGTTTCGTTGTGGAACTACAGGGACGTTACAACAAACACAAGCACACAGATTGAGTATTGAAGGAATACTGGGCCCAGCAGTTCAATTCATTCAAACAAAAAACTTAATGAACAAAGGGTTGCTTGCTCAACTCGGAATTGATTGTATTCTGTTGAAATACACAGACGAAGAAAAACAATTACTTAAAAAACAAAAATATGCCGATGAGATAAAATGGATCATAAGTAATGATAAGAGAAATGAATTCATCTGGCAACTGGTCTCCAGAACAAAGGGCAATACGCTTGTACTCTTCAATTATGTTGAAGCGCAAGGGAAGCCTCTCTACGAACTTTTCAAAGAAAAAGCGGGAACACGCAAGGTATATTTTATCTCAGGTAAAACCGAAGCCCAAGCCCGTGAATACATTCGAAGAATTATTGACACTGAGAAAGATGCCATTTTGGTGGCGAGTTACGGCACAACTAGTGCTGGTATTAATATCGTTAATCTTGATAATATTGTATTCGCCTCTCCTACAAAATCCGTAATTCGTTTACTACAAAGTATTGGTCGTGGATTGAGAGTGTCAGAGAAAAAGAAAACATTAAAAGTATTTGATATTGTTGATGATCTTTGTTGGAAGTCTCACAAAAATCACGTGTATCGACATTTTGAAGAACGTGTAAAGATATACAAAAAAGAAAAGTTTGACTTTAAAACATTTTTGATGAGTTTTACAGACCTTAAGTAAGATAAATAATTTAAAGGAGGACATTTAAATGTCCGATTCTCTTCCCGAAACTGATTTGTCGGGTTCCTTGAAAGTCATTCGTTTATTGACTGGTGAAGAATTAATAGGAACTGCTATAGAAAATGATAATTCTATTATAATAAAATTTCCAGCAAGACTGGAATCATATATCTCAAAAGATAATATGAATAATATGATAGAATATGTTAAATTAACAAATTATCTTTCAAGTATAAAAAACTTTGAAGCAAAAATTTTTAATACTTCAATAGTATATTGTGGAGAGCCGCAAGAAGAACTTATAAAAATGTATAACACGTATTTGCTGGCAATTCAGAGCGATCCAAAATCTATAATGACATCTTCTGCAAGCGATTCTGAAAATTCCAATGATCCGGGATTACTATTATTAAATGATCTTTTTACGAATGATGATTTTGTAAATTTTGTAAATGATTTAATAGAAACTTATGAAGATGCTGAATCTTTAAATGACGAAGAAGATGTAGAATCGGTTATAGAGGCCATCGAAGAAGAGATGCCCAAACCCCAACCCAAGCCAAAGAAACGCTCCAGAGTTAAACCAGAAACGAATAAGCTACCATATAATCCCGAGAAGCCACCTGAAAATCCAGAAAGCTGGTCTGACAATCCTTCTGATTATTTTTAAGCAGTATTTTTTAAATTTGATGGTGCATCTGGGTTTATTGTATAGTGTGAATATTTAAATTTGCATGTAGCTTTTTGAACCAATGCGTCTGCACTATCTGATTGAAACATAAATCCACTCAGAGAAACTGGTATTATGTGATAAAATTTAAAAGTTGTTGGAGGGGAATCGTTAAAACCATCATAAATTAATAAATTTGCTTGATGATGCCAATCTTGATAATTCAAATTATGATCATAATCATTTGCAATATTTGTTAAATTTCTCATCCAAGAATAAATACTTTTCCAGTTTTGTAAATTGGAATCTATAATAAATTCAACATTCAACAATTCAAATTGAATTGATTGAGTGGCAACTGGAATAGTTGTACCAAGAGTAGTGGGCTGCGGTTGATCACCTATTGAAATGCCGGGAATATTTACTTTTTGACACATCAATTCCATTTGTTTAGTTCCACGACCAAAAATTAAACGAAAGTAACTATTGTATAGTGGATTTATATTTGGTGAACATGTGGTCATAAAAATATTTATGGTAAAACAAAAACCTCCCGATTACTCGGGAGGTTTTCGAAGTTTTAGTTATTGCTTAGATTACCAAGTTCCGCCGTGGAGACTCTTAACAGCAGTCAAACGGTAGTATTGGTTCAAGCCAGTGGTGAGGGTTTCACCGTCTGGAATACCTGCGCTGTTGATGACGTAGGGGTTGGCTACGACACCATAGCGAGTCTTGAAGGCAATACGTGGTTGGAAAGTGTTAGGATCAACTGCACGTACCATTTGTAGCGGAACGTATGGGCAGTAGAACAATCCAGCGTCGTATGGGGATTCACCCTTATAACCTACGCAGAAGAAGTTATATCCTGCTGGGCTATATGGATCAATGTACACACGAATCTTACCGTTGATTACACCAGCAAAGGTGCTTTGAGTATCATCAACGTTAAGTTGTGGTGCAATTGCTGGGCTTAGGCTCATGAAACCAGACATTGCGAGTGCTGCAGCGGTATCGCTGTCGCAGATGATGAAGTTACCACGGCCACGGCGAGTTTCCTTGGCGAGGTAATTGCATTCACGCTCAATTTGGAAGCTAAGACCACGGAAACGTTCAGCAGACCAACGACCGTCTGAGTCAACATCGAGATCGTATTCACCAGGAGAAGCAAGATCGCTTTGGACTGAACCTTGACGAGCAACGTAGTAAATTGTTTTGACGATTTCGCGGTTGATTTCAGCAAGAATTTCTGTGCTGAGAAGATTTGCGAGTTCGGCTTCAGCGTCAAGACCGTGAACAGCCTTAAGATCTTGTGCCAATTCGACGGTGTAGTTGCTGCTTAGAGCGCGAGTCTTTGCTTGGACAGCAACACGGTCGATTGAGAATGCCATTTGATTCCAGTTGGCATAGGGTGAAGTCTTGCCGATTGCTTCGCCCTGTGAGGTCAAAATACCTCTAAGAGCATTTAAAGCACCAGCGTTTGCAGGTTTAACACCAGTGCTAAACGCAGCAGACAAACCTTTTCCTGCAACATAATTTGAATCAAGTGTCCAACCAGAACCACCGAATCCAGCTTGTGGCTCTTGGAACATGGCTTCAACGTAGCCAGCGTTTCCGTAGGTTGTACCAACGGTTCCGCCATAAGCATAGTTAGCGCGCATTGCAAAGATGAGGCCAGTTGGAGCGGTCATTGGTTGAACGCCGCAAATGTCATAAGCCATCAAATTGGGCATTGCACGGCGAACCAAGCTGATGAGAACTGGATCATATCCAGATACAGCAGCTGTATTGTAGCCGGTTGAGGTTGCTGGACCACCGAGATTGTTTCCAGAAGCCATGTCTTCAACGAGGTGTTGTTGACGAATAGCTTGTTCTTGGTTCTCTAAGAGAACTGCGGTTACTTTCTTACGATAGTCATCTTGAATGGAAGGAAGAGCTTCGTGACCAAGCACTGGCTCCCACTTCTCGGTTAATACGTCATATGGTGTGTTTTCTGCGAATTGCATTTTTATGTTATCTCCTGTGAGTAAAATTATTTAGAAAATTTTGTGTTTAGACCTTTTTATTAAGTCTTCCGATAGCTCCAACATAATTTTCTACTAAAGTTGTTGGTGCTTGTTTTACTGCTGCAAATGTTTGTTCTGGTTGAGACAATTTTGATGGTGCTGAAACCTTCGAAGCATTTACATAATTTTCTCGAATTGCTACAAGCTTTTCACGATATTCTTCTGGTGTTTCAAAAGAAACGTTTTCCATCAAGTTTTGTAGTTTTGCAACTTGTGTATCAGCAAGGTCTCTTGTTTCTGCTACGAAAATACCAGCACATTCAGTCAAAGAAACTTCTTTCTTGAGAGAAATGTTGTTATTTACTGCTTCATTGAGTTTTTCTTGCAATTGTCTATTTTGTTCATAGAGTTCATCAAGAACATTATATTTTTCTGCTGGAACATCAATATAATGGTTTTCAAAAAGATTCTTTAGACCACTAATAAAGTTTTCAGCAATTTGTGTCTTAATTCCTTGTTCAACGGCAACAGCATTATCTGTCATCCATTCTTCAACGACATAATCAAGATAATCATCAACTTTTTCTACAAGAGCTTCCGTCAAATTATCAAGATATTGTTTTACATTTTGGTCGGCGGATTCAGAAATTACTTCAACGACTTTTTGAACTCTATCTGCAATCGAAGCCTCAAAAATAGCTTCAAGTTTTACAATTAGATCTTCGTTAATATTTTCTTCACCGAGAAGAGAAACGAGAGCGTCGCGGAATTCTGCGCGGGCTTCTTCTTGCATTTCTTCTTCGCCTTCTTCGGTTTCTTCGGTTTCTTCACCTTCTTCTTCGGGCGAAGAATTGGCCATTTTTTGACCCCCACCCATTGAAAGTTGTGCTGACATAGGGACAACTGGAGCACCGACTGGAGTTGTCGATGGCATTCCGGTTACGACTGGCGACGCTGACATAGAACCTCTGCCTGTAGCATCATAATCTGGCTTTCCGTCAGAAACAGCACCCAAGCCCATTGCTTGTGCTACTGCTTCGGAAATTGTTTTTTTGTTTGTATTTTTCATAAAAAGGATCCTTTAATCGATGTAAAATATTTAGAATAATTTAAAATTATGGTGTTGACCCCATTGGCGGTGACGAGGAAGGGGATGGGGTTGGAGGTGATTTAGGTGTTTTTGGTTTTGCTTTTTTTGAATTATTTTGGTTTTCTAAATCCTCTAAAGATGGAACTGATTTTGATTTTGGTATCAAAATTGGAGCAAAAGGTTTGCCCATTCCACCGAGAACATTTTGCATATTTGCGTTTGCAATGTTTCCTAAATTGGTATTTACAAAATCATATCCAGAAAGCTGTTTCATCTGCCCCAAAATATTTCCAGCAAAAGCTTTTCCTATAGAACCAGCAAAATTTTTAGTTAATTTATCAGCAAAAGATTCTACTCCAGATACAACATGAGGCCCCAACAAATCACCGATACCACCCGCAGCATACATTCCAGCAGCAGCAGCTTTATCCATGTTACTCATATCACCAAACATAATACTGTCTTTTTTTTCTTTTGACAGTGCACCTGAACCCGAACCAATTGGGCCAAAACTTGTTTTTGGTGGTGTTGGTTTAGAAGTTGTCATTACAGAACTTGAAGAGGCTTCATTTATATAATGATTTTCTGGAAAAAGAATAGAATAACGATTCATTTTATAATTTGAATCTTTATTTTTTTCAATAGATTCATTGATGCTGTACATCAAATACTGAAATTCTTCTTTTCCGAGAAATGTCATTTGTTATAAATTTTTAAAATAATTTTCAAATATTTTTGTAATATTTTTATTTAAATTTCTAGAAGAAGAATTTTTAATAGTTTTGATTGAATGTTCATGCATTCTTTCAGACCAAATTCCATTATTAAAAATCCATTCTCTTCCTTCCATAATACCATTTACAAAAGCATTTGGTGCAGATGGATCGGCAACAATGTCTATTGCTGCCAACATGAAGTCTTCTTGAACTTCTTGAAATCCATTTTTAGATTTCAATGATCCCATTCCACGCGTAGATACACCAAGTTGGGCCCCTTCATCGATAAGATTTTTTACGATTTTGCCCATCGGAGTATCTAGAACTTTTGCTCTTCCTACAATATTATTTCCATCTTCATGGAGTTCTTTTACAATATGTGATACTCTATCTAAATTTACTGTGGGGCCAGTTGGATGGTTTAATTCTCCTAAAGCTCGGCCCTTTGCAACGTATTCGTTAATATATCTTTTACATTCTTTTACTAATGTATTTTGTGGATAAATTCTTCCGTTTCGATTTTTTACTCCGGCTTGCATAAAAACGCCATCAATATAATAATTTTTATCGCCGTTTCCGACGTTTTCTTTGATGTATTTTATGTCTTCAGTTAATTCAGTTATTAGTTTCATTTTCTTTTCTCATGAAAGCTTTCTTAGAAATTTCTTTATATTTGGTTTCTAATTTGCTGCCAATTTTTTCATATAAAACTTTTGAGGTTTTATCTTTAAATTCAATGGCATTTTCTTCTATGATATTTTTTAACATGTATCTGATGTCGTTTTTCATATTATTCCTTTTGCTTCTTGAGAAAATTTAATATGTTCTTTAAATTTTTCTGGTGTCTCAAAAATTTCTTTAGCCATTAATTTTCTGTTTTTTGAATTTAAAGATTCAAATAAACTTATTAAATTTTTTACCTCGGATTCTGTAATATTTATATTCATTCCATTTTTAAAGGTATATTTTCCTTCTTGAAAATTATTTATAAATTTAATAAAATTTTTTATATTATCTTCATTTTCTGTTAAAGATTCAGAATATAACAGTTTAGTTTGAACTTCTTTTTTGATTTGTTTTAAAGATTCATTCAATTTATATGCAATAGAATCTACAACATTTGTTTTAAAATATTCTTGATCTTCGTAGACTAAGCCTATTATTCCCTTTTTAAGCAAAATTTGTGTTATGTCTTTCATTGTTGCTCTTGTCCCATATTTTGCTGTGCTTGCTGCATCATTGCTGCCATTTGTTCTTGACGCATTCGTTCACGATCAACTTCCATCTCTTTATCCATATCTTTCATTTCTTCTTCTGTTTGTTTGAGAACATTTTTTCTGACATATGCTGAAGAAAAATATTTTCCAATATATGGATCAACATAAGAAAGCATTTTAATTCGTTCTGCTAAAATTTCTGCTTCTTTTAAATCCCAGAAATAATTGTCTGTATTAAAAATTACTTTAATCTGAGAACGAAGTTCATGCCAATCGTCATCAGTCATTATCCCCTTTAAAAGTAATTGAACTCTAAGGGTGTCTAAAAATAGTTTAGAAAATTGATGACGAAGTCTTTCTACAAATTTATAGAACTTAATTTCTTCTCTGCTAATCTCACTGCTTCTTCCCATGTTAAATCCTGTGGAATCGGAAGTCAGTCTGCTGATAGGTACGTTTAATGCATTTAACAATTTCTTTTTAAAGAATTCTACGTCATCTATCTGAGACATAGCTTGACCGCCCGGAAGAGTTGAGATTTCAGTTCCACGTGAACCTTCTCTTCTTGGTAGCCAATAGTCTTCTAAAATTGAAAGATGATTTCTCTCATCTCTAACTTCACCTGTTGCCTGATTATAGATTAATTTATTTCTAAATCGGCTCATCATATCTCTAATATATTGTTCTGCTTTTTGTTTTGGTAATTGACCAACGTCTACGTAAAACACTCTTCTTTCTGGTGCTCTAGCAACACGATAAACCAATAAAGCATCTTCTAATTGTCTTAACATGTTTAACGGTCTTATTGCTTTATGCAAATAACCCAAAACGCGTTTAGTATTTAAATCAAGAAGCCCGGATGGAACATATACTACACTATCTAAAGATAATTGCAATCCACCCGGACCAGTCATCATATAAGTTTCTTTATCCGTATTTGTATACTGATAATATTCTTCTATATCCTTAATTAAGGAAACTGACTGCCCATCAACCCGTTCCATTTCTTTTTTAATTTTTCTTACCTTTTTAATTTTTAAAGGATCGATAGGAATAAGTTCTTTAATACCCTCTGTAGGCAGATCTTTATCAATTACAATATTATAATAAACTTTAGAATCAATATACCATCTTCTAAAAATTTCATATGATTTGGAATTAAAATCCATTATATGTAAAATATTATCAAATTCTTTATATATTTTAACTTTAATATTTTCTGATAAAGGAACTTCTGCCAAATCAATTTTTACTGGTTTTCTATCTGTGCCAGAAACAATAGAAGCATTTACTATTTCATCTACAGCATTATCTACTTCCGGATAAACCGACATATTTCGGTATTGAATTACTGAAGAATTCTCATCACGCATATTTGATGCGTAATCAAGTGCAGTTCCAAAAAAACCTCCAGCTTCAACAGTTACAGTTCCATCAAATAATTCTGGAGCAGCAAAAGCCTGTAAAGCTTTTTTTTCTGTTGTTTCTTTTTTCTTTAATTCGGGGCCAAACTGAAAGCCAAAAACTTCAATTTCCATAATATAAATTTCCTTATGTTATTTTTGTAATCACCACACCATTAGAATCTAGCAATTCAATGTAATCATAAACAACAATTACATTGAAAGTATTTAACAGATTATTTGAAGTCATGTTTAAAGCAATTGGATCAATTGATGTTGGCCAACAACCATGCATAACATATTGTTTTAATGGATTACCAGAATCATTTAAATTTAAATGTTTTATTTTCCAATTATCTGCTTTATAAGAATTAGTAGAATTTAAAATATAAGATTCATTGGTGTTATGTTTATTAATTAAATTTTGCCATGTGTGAAATGATTGCCAAAGATCTTTTCCTGTTCCGGTATCGTCCAAAACACTAAAAGACCATGTTGAATATTGTTTTTCTCCGGGATAATAAAATTTTCTACCAAAATGAGAATATTCTAATGTAGTAGATGAAAGCTGTGGAACTTGAGTAGATCTTACGTGAAATTTTGTAAAACTACCGCCCCCCGGTATAATTCCCGTAATTTCAAAACGATTTGCTCTGCTTCCACCTTGAAAATTGCTTTTGAATTGATTAAGCATTATATTCCTGCTCCGTTTCTTAATCCAGAAACAATTTCCATATGATCAAAAGTTAAAGAAACATTAAAAGCTACGAAATTGGTTTCACCCATATTTAAAGAGATATCACCAATTACATTGGGCCAACACTTATATAAATTTATTGTTCTTAATATATTTCCATTAAGACCTAATTGTTTTACTGTCCAAGTTGTTTGTAAATTTGAATAACTATAATCATTATTGGCAACTTTGTGATTATAGTGACCATCCAATGCTTCTTTCCATTGATTTAAAGCGCGCCATATATTGGCAGAATCTCCATCATCATAGATACCGACAATCCACGGCTCATAACTTCTATCCCCAGCATAACTTATAGTTCTTCCACGATATGGAATACCTATTGTGTTTATTTTTGCTCTTGGCAAAGAAGCAGATACTATTTTAAATTTAAAAGATTGTCCCGGTTTATTCGATACTACTTGTGGCCAATTTGCAGAAACTTCAAACCTATTTGGTCTTGTTCCACCATTAAAAGAATTTTTAAAATTTATTAGTGAATTTGTCATTATTGTGTTAGATTAATGTCTATAGTAAATGACTCTACACCAAGAAGAGGTTTTATAATTACTTTAATATTTAAGACAGAAGAATTGTCTGTATTATTTGAAGAATCACATATAATTTGAGTAGCACTTGGTTGTAAATACAAGTTATATGATTCTAAAGCTGTTTGAATTTCTGAAGTAACTGCTTCTCTAGTTGTGGCGTTATTAATATCGAAAGAATATTTTAAACCAATGTCTGTGATTTTTTTCGTCAATTCTAATTTCATTCTTGCGGGACCAATTCTGTCACCAACTGTTACAGTTGTACCAGATGTAGCACCAACTAAATCAGAACCTAAGAATCTTGGACTGTAAGTTACAAAAAAGTTTACTCTGGCATTTCTGAGAGTTGTTTTTGTTGAGCTAGCCCAATCAATCGAATCATTAATAGTTCCATTTATTGCAATCGCTCTATCTAAACCACCAATTGTGAGATATTGTTCATTTCTATCTTTTGCTCTGGCAGCAAATCCGGCAACATCTGTTGCAGTTGTGATAGTATATGAAAGAGATCCATTCTCATATAGAGAACTTATATTATAATTTGTTCCTTCTGTTGCTGTTGATTGGCTTTTTGTCCCATAGATATTAAAAATTCTTTTACCATAATCACCAAGCAAAGA